TAGACCTCAATCTCGCCTGCAGTGATCGCGTAATACGCAGGCTTTCCAGATGTATTCAAATTGCGATACTTGCGATCCAACAATTCAGCTTGGCTGATTAACTCAAGTGGCCGCGTGTCGTTTGACGTGATGTAAAACCGAATGACCTCCAAGAAGTCAGCGGGAATTGCGCTGTATTGCGTGTCGATCTCTGCGGTGCTGCGCTTTTCCATGCGCCAGTGACGCAGGCCACGCTGCATGTCAGCCTCTGCCAATGCAATAAAATCTGCGGCAACCGTGTCTAGGTCATCGCGATTGAGAAAGTCTGTTATTGAGCTTTTCAGCTCTGCGTATGTTGTTATTGGCATTGATTTACCCCTGACTGTGCCTTATATCTGCAGAATGGAGGACTTTTTATGGATACCAACAAGGAAGCACTGCTAGACGAATTATGGCGTATTTGCGCAATTTGTTCAAATGGCAATATTCCCGCCGAAGCGGAAATAGAACTCGAAAGATTTTCAATGATGCTTGATAATTTTAAGGCCGGGAAATTCATCACATACGGCCTCGGGAATAATCAAGATACTGATTAACTTCATCAACCATTTGCTGGTCAACAAGTTGCTTTGTGTATGGCGACATCATGAACGAGCGCTGATCTCCAGATGTTGGGATGCCAGCATCTCGGCGGGTCTTGAAAAAGTCCCTAAAAATCAAATTACCCGGGACTTGGTCAAGTAATCCACCAAGATATTCCCCGCCAATTTGCGTGTCATATGATTTGTGGGGCATTTTATTTTCAAGATCCAACAACCCGCCGCCAGTTGGCCTGCCAATTGACAGCCCTGCGCTAAACGGGTCAACGGTAAGCAGTTTTGGGTCTGTTATCGCAACTCTAGCAAGCCCAAGGTGTGGGAAGCCCATTTTCTTCCACTTGTCCTTGTCCATTTCCTGCCAAAGTTCACGGCGGAGCGTGCCAGTCATGTTATTGTGGAGATAGTCACGCGCTTTTGGATCAAGTATGCCCGGCCAATTTGGGTCTAACTTGTCACGAACAAAATTATCGTATTCTTTTGCTGATTTTTTCGTAATCTTGGATTGCTCGATCAATCCCATTGTGGCATCGGCCATGTGATGCGAGAAGTCTGCAGATTGGCCACCCATTGCGGTGTAAACCATTCTGGGGTCTTCGCCCTCCTCAATAATCTTATCAATAAATTCAGCCTTTGGCGTCATCGCTCTTGCTTCGGATGCCCATAAACCAGTGCGCTGATCACGCATAAAGTCATGGCCACCTTGCATTTCAACTGGTGTGTTTAGCTTTGTCCCACCAATTTCTTCTAGCATTGCTCCGCCATATGTACGATCCCCATATGCGGGGATTAGCGTCGTGCCCTGAAGGTCATCAATGCTAATTGTTTTACTTTGCTGGAGATCTCCAGTCGGCGTCGCTTTGTACTCAATTTCTGAAACGTGCGACGGCATTTTGATTTTAGACAAACGCTGCGGATCTAGCATTTCTTTGGTTGCGCCTGCCCCTACAGACTTTGGCTCACGAGCGCGCTGGAACACCTCGCCGAGCATATCCATGTCGCCTTGCGCGATTGATCGTCCAACGCCCTGCACATCTGCGGACAAACGGCCAAAATCCTCGGCAATCTGCTGCTGCGCAGGAGACCCACCAAGCAAGCCCTCCATCACACCCTGAACAGGCGTAAGATATCCGCGCGCTGCAAGTGCTGCAGGCGTCAAGGCCATCGCCATCTCAATGCCCATGTCTAACGCAGCACGCTTGCGCGCCTCTGCCGTCTGTTCTGGATCAAACACAACGCCGCCGGCCTGCATTGCATCCTGCATACCTTGAATTGGGTTCATCTGGGCAACAGCGCCTGCAGCCGGGCGCAGGTTTGGTGGGATAAACTTCTCAACGCCAGACACAAATTCATCTAGGGCGCGGCGACGGCGCTGCCCTGCGTCTTGGCTAAAGAAATCCCAGATGTTTGCCATTACCACTTCACCTTGTCAGCCACAGCCTTGCACATACGCAAAAATTCATCTTGCTCATACTTTTGCTTGCACATGTTTACCATCTTATGAACGAGCTGTATATTTTCTTTTAAGTAACCAAACTGGCTGTCAATCCTGTCAATTGAAGCGTCAGCTTTATACGGATGACCTGTTTCCGGAAAATCAATGCACCACCCGGTCAATGCACATTCACCGCCTTGTGCATCCATAATATCAGCAACGTCATCCATGGTTATTTCAAAATCTATACCACGCAGATTTGCGCCAATTTCGAACTTTCTAAACCATGAAATTCTAATTCCGCGATACCAACCTCTATGGCAATTTTCAGTTATTCTGTTTGAACAAGACTTGCAAAACTTCCCCTCACGCAAAGATGACTCAGCGTACCACTTGCGCAGGTATGTTTGCTGGACGCCGCATGACGGGCAGTCCTTTGCAAATCTACCATTATCAAGTTTTATCACTTCCATGACATTTCCCATTTGGTGCGGTCAGCCCAATATGCCGCAGACATTTTGCCCTTGGCGATATTCTTTGCATGGCGCGCTTTGAACGCCTCGTTTCGCTTAGATCCGTCAGGCGATCCCTTAACACCCTGCTGACCAAAGCGGATCGTCTTAACCTGATCCCCGTCCTTCGCCACCACAACGTGCGACTTGGTTTTGTGGCTCGGTGTGCGCTTGGGTTTATTATACCCAGACACGCCAACGCGGGACAATCGGGGATCTTTAGCCATTATCATCTTACCTTATTTGAAAAATATATAACAAACATATTATTACCTAAAATTCTGACCAAAAAAATCTTTAAATGGTAAATTTGTTCGACCATTCATTACAGCATCGGCATATACTTGTGCGGCTTGAGTTCCCATTAATTGAGCAGGAATTGTTGACGTTAAATAATTAAATCTAACTAGGCGATCATTTTGTTGTACTGTTGGGGCAGTATTATTGCCACCAACACCAAACACACCTTCTGCATAATTATTTGGAACAGCGCCCGACACGCCACGCGGAACTGCATTATCAACCATTGATGACTGAGGGGCATTAACCATTGACGAATTAATTTGATTTTTTCCACTTTGCAATGGGGCTTGTGATATAGTTGGTGATTGTGGGTATCCAAATGGATCAAGCCCCATCCCCAACTCGGCGGCGGCTTGTGCGTAGAGTGGATTTGCCATCAATGATTGCTGCATCAAGCGATCTTCTGCCGACATAGGTGCCACTGGCATTTGCATTAAGCGTTCTTCAGGAGAAACACCGCGATTGCCACCGCGTCCATTTTGAGGCCCATAGGTTAATGGCTTAGGCGGCACCACAGGCTCCGCCACAGGCGCTGCAGGAGGCTTTGACATGTCCATGTTAGTGTCCAACAGGCCAAGCGCTTTCATGCGCTCCTTGCGGCGCTCAGGGTCTTTTGAGCCATACGGATCTGCAACCATATTGGCGATCAGGGAGAACAACCCGCCGCCCTGAAACGTATCACCCATCTGACCTGCGCCGCCGCCGTCAAACATGTCCTTGAAATCTTTATAGCGCTTCTGATCCATCACTTGTACTTCTTCGCTAGGCACTTGCCGGCGCGCTTGCATGCGGCAGGGGTTGGGCAACCTTTACACGGTTTGAACACAGGTGCTTTCATTTACGTTTTCCTTTCGACTTGCCAGCCTTAGACAGAGCAATCGCCACGGCCTGCTTTTGCGGCTTACCAGATTTCATCTCCGCACGAATGTTTGCCGAAATTACTTTCTTGCTCTTACCCTTCTTGAGCGGCATGGCGATCTCCTTTTGCTGCACCATATCACACTATGCGATACCTTTCAAACCTCTGCGCAACGCGCCGCGCCAAGCAATCATAGGCCCGGACAATGCCATCGCCGCATCAGACGCCATCGTCAAGCAAACGGCATCAGCAAGGTCAGGCGACCGCAGGCCACGCTTGCGCATCTGATCCTTGCCCTCGGCCGCCATCTTGCCAGACGACGTGAAGCTATACTTAATCCCAGTCAGGTCAGACAGCAGCTCATCATTGTCTGGCAGTTTACAACTGCGATCCTCTAGCCAAGCCTTTGTTTTGAACCACAATTCTGTCCGCAGATTATTATACGTCTCACCCATTGACGGGCTTTCAGATACATTCACGCCGCGCACAGGCGCACCAAGCTCACGCATCCGATCAACCACGCCAGCCCCAATTCCAATGCTATCAACCAAGATCTCGCTTGGCCTTTGGCTAGGATTCAATGCCTCATATTCCGCCATCACACGGCCAACCGTCTGCATAAGATCCAAGCCGCGCCACGACTTAATCTCAGTCACGACATTGCCCTGCCGCTTGCAAAACGCCGTCCTGTCAGAGCCAAACCGTGCAGGATCTAACGCCCACACTGGCTTGCGATCAGGATCAACCTCAATATGCCTGTGCATCGCGCTCTCAACTAAATGAAACGGAATAATCGTGTCATCATCCGCCAAGGGAAACTCCCCAAGCACACGGATGCGGAACGCATTGCTTTCCTCACCATACCGCTCGCGCATCTCCTGCACAAACTCATCGCTAACCAGAGGGCTTTCAACGCACGACCACCTGCGCGTCCACCATGTATCGGACATGCGCGTCTGCGTCTCATAAAACGTACCAGATGAACGCGTCGGGTTTGACAGAAGGATCGTCGTTGCATTGTGGCCTGACATTGACCCTGCGGCAGCCTCAAACACTTTCTCGGGCACGCCTGACGCTTCGTCAACCACCAACAAAACATTGTCAGAGTGAACACCCGCAAGCGCCTCTGGGGTCTCTGCCCGGGATGTCCTCGCCGAAATAAACGCCTCGCTCGGCGCTGCCGCAAGCTCAACGCGGTCAGACTTGACCGTCAACAAATTCTGCAGATCCTGCGGCAACTCATTCACCCAACGCTTCAGCTCGGCAAACAGCGCGTCAAAAAGTTGACCAGATGTCGGGGCTGTCACCACAACCTTATTCGGAAAGCGCAGCATCAAATACCACAGCATAGCCCACGACGCTGACGTTGACTTACCCGTGCCGTGCCCAGACCTAATCGAGACCTTACGCTCGCCAGACGCAATGGCCTCCAAGAAATCAGCCTGATACGGCAACGGCGTCGCGCCAAGCACCTCCCTGACAAACAGCACAGGATCGTCACGATATCGAGTAACAAACTCGCTTAGCGGATTGTCACTCATCATGCACCTCGTAATCACCATCAATGGCCTGCTCTCGCGCGCGATCCTCTTTCTCAATCTCGCGAAGCTCCGCGTTCACCTTACGCAGTGCGTCTAGGTGCAGATCACCAATGGATAACGTGACATTCGTCTGAGGGCGCGTGCCATACTTATTCTGGTTATAGCTGCCCGCCATGAACTTACGCCAATTGACCTTCTCACGCGTCGCGGCAATCTCATTCGACGAACTGCTGCCATCGAGCTGATCAACCATGTGCAGACCTTCCTCCACAAGCGCATCCGCAGCCTCGGCTCTGGCCTGCTCTAACGCGCGTTTGTACTCCTCATTGGCATTCAGTGCCCGGCTCACATACGACCGCGTACACCCATAATGCTCCGCCAGTTTCGTCATCGTCATGCCGGAGGCGATCTGGTCAAACAACCAATCTGCTCCGCCATTCGCCTCAACATCGCTCAGGATGCGCCTCCGTAACGCCTTGCCTGCCATTGTGTTGCCTCCAATAAATATTGGGAAATTTTATGATGGACGCGGGAATAAATCAAGGGGGGCGGGGTGGGGGCAAGGCAATACGCGCCACACGGATGCGGCGCGTATTATTTTTGCGAGACATAATAAAACCCAGCAACCGAAAGGAGGCTGTGCATCTATGGTATTTCTTTTGTTGGGTTTGTGTCAAGCGTGTGTGTGAAATTCTACATACACCCACCCGGTGCGAGACCCGTCCCCCGGGGGGGGCTGCAGCGATTTCACCTGCCAGATTTGGGCGTTATTCGTATAATGTCCATTATGTTAAATTTATTATGCAATGCTTTCAATGGCTTATCATTTTGAAGCGCACTATGTAACGCATGAACACTACATCTTGTGCCACCCTGCGAAACAACTGGACTTAATCTTGCTTTCAAACTGGACTTATGCTACGCGCACGCGCGTCCGAGCTGAGCTGTGTACCTCACAGCGCGTAACACCCTCTCAGAGCCACGCAGAGCCTCGCTCAGTGCAGTGTTTCGCCTTCCATATCATCACCTATGCAAATCACCGCTAACGCTTCTGTGAGGCTCTGTACGACGCGATGTATATCTGCACCATCCTCTAGCCTACTCACGATGTAATCGTGCAGCTCCTCAATCTCCGTGTCAGCAGCATCGCTCTCCTCAATCGGCACAGTGATCGTCATCTTAACGTACAACTGGTTAGACATCATCCTCCTCCGCAAGCTCAGCCCCAAGTGCAGCATAGCCCGCCAGATCAATCCAACTGTCATCCTTGTGCTGATTGGCAAGCCTTGCGAGTTTCATGAGTGCTAGCATCGCAGCCACATCGCTTTTCGTGAAGTTAATCCCAGCATATGCCGACCACATCTCCGCGATCCTGCCAAAGTTATCCGTCGCCTTTCCATACTGCGACTGCCTGTCTTCGCTAATCAATCGCGCCGCCTCCTGCAAAACCTCATGCTTTTTCATCATACCCTCTCAATCTCGGTAGCTTGCTCACGTCAAACACATAGCTCGCCTTTGCATTGCCCTGCGTATCGTCAATCCTCGCGCCATACTGATGCAGTGCCATATCGCCACCCTCAAGCATAATCCTGAACATGTCCAGTGTCGCCCAGTGCGTCGCCCTGTAATTCGGGTAATCCACATCAAACACAATCACGATATTCGGATACAGCCTCGCGTATCGCCGCAGATCCTTCTGGTTAATGCTCACCGCATACCTCGGATCAATCCCAAACATTTCCTGCGCCTTTCTCCAAGGCGTCTTCGTGCTCTTCAAATCGCACGGCAAGTCAATCCTCATGTCGTATGTAAACGGATTGCTATCCTTGTCCGGGTTTATCCCAATCAAGACATCGATAAACCTCTGGCGCAGCACAAACTCATCCTCAAGTTCCCTGCCGTGCTCGCACCACTTCTGCTTATCATCATTTCTTACGCCTTCCATCTCTCGCCTCCAGCTCAGTCTTGCGATGTCTAATCGCGTTCACCTCATCCCGCGTCCACTTCGGCAGATCCACCCCAAGCACACGCCGCCTATTCGCAAATCCCTCTAAGACCTCCAGATCATCAATCGACTGCAGTTTCTCATCAAACGTCCTGCACAACTGAACCCGATGATGACCCCTCGGAAAGATCTCCGCCCTTCCCTCTGCCTCCAAAGCTAAACACCTTTCCCATACTCTCTTCCAATAATCGTCCACCTACAAACCCCTCTCTGCGTGACGGCGTATGACTGTATGAATACCTAAAG